AATGAAAGATAATTCATTAGAATATATCAAGACAAAAGGTTATTCATCTTCAATTGAAAATTTAGTAGACTTAGGATCATTTAAAGATGAAGCTGAGATGCAAGAAAGATTAGACAAGATCAATACAGATTTAAGTACAGCTATTTCTAATGGACTAAATGATAAGCTAAAACAATCTGGTTTAAAAGATTTAGGATCATTAAATGGAACTAAATCATCTGATGATTTCAATTTCAATTTTTCTTCCATAAAATAATTAAAATCATTTACAATTAAGCGTAAAACATATATAATTAAATTGTAAATATATTATATGTCGTGGGCGATGAATTCTCCGTCCCTGAATTAATTGAATGCGATGGGTAAATATATTTAAAGTTAAAACTAAGTGTTTTGACATTAGATGTATTCTACTCATCGTTTTTTAGTAGAATATATCAAAAAATATTTAAATAAAGGAAAGGTGAAAATCATGGCAAGCGTAAACTATGCTGAAAAATATGAAAGAGCTTTAGCACAAGCTTATCCTAATGTGCTACACTTTAGCGAACTTCATAACACTGAGAATAATGTAAAATACACTTTCTTAGATGCTAAGACTATTCACATTCCATTCTTAACTACTACTGGTAGAAAGAATGTTAATAGAGATAGTATTGATGGTCAATTCGCTAGAAACGTTGATAATGGTAATCAAACATTAACAATGCAATTTTATAGAGAATGGTCTACTTTAATTGATCCAGCTGATATGGATGAAACAAATCAAGTATTAACTATTCAAAATGCAACTAAAGTATTTAATGAAACTCAAAAATTCCCTGAAAAGGATGCATACTTAATTTCTAAAGTATTCAAAGATTTCAGAGAAGCTGGTGGATCAGTTAACACTACTGAATTAACTACTGCTAACGTATTAACAGTATTTGATAAATTAATGGAAGATATGGATGAAGCTAATGTTCCTGCAGTTGGTAGAATATTATATACTACTCCAGCTGTTAAGACATTATTAAAAGAAGCTCAAGCTATTTCTAGATCAATTAATGTTGATGGTTCAAATGATGAAACTATTAAGAGATTAGTTTCTAGATTAGATGAAGTAAAAATTCAACCAGTTCCTTCATCATTAATGAAGACTGCTTATACATTTGATAATGGTTATGCAGCAGCTGAAGGTGCTGGACAAGTTAATATGTTCTTAGTACATCCTTCATCAGTAATCACTCCAGAAAAATATGAATTCGCTGGAACTGAAGATCCAAGTGCTCATACTAAGGGAGACTACTTATATTATGAAAAATCTTATGAAGATGTATTCATAATTAATAATAGAATTGCTGGTATAGCATTCAATATTACTCCTGGTTCAGGATCATACTAGAATAAAGATAAGAGGTAATATAAATGAAATTTACAGAAGTATTGCAAATGACAATTGCTAATTTAGGTGCAAATTATAGAAGTGAAGATGAAAATCTTTTAAAGAACATTCTTCACGGAGTAATTAATTCAGCTTCCTTTATAAGTAATCGTGATATAGAATTATATGAACCAGATGGAACAACAGAAAGAGATGATAATAATTTATATATATTATGCTTTGAAATTGTGACAGCTGCTACAAGTGCTTATCTAGATCGAGGAGTTGAAAATGTGAAATCTCAAAATGAGCTAGGTCAAAGCAATACTTTTGTTGATTTCCAAGAAAAATTAAGAAATGATATAATAAAAAATGGAAAGAGGATCATAGCATGAGTAAACAATTAACAAGACTTATTTCATGCGATCTTGATAAAATTACTAAGACAATTTCTGATGATGGTGATTTAATAGAAAGTCCAATGAAAGTAGGGACATATTCTATAATGACTCAAGAATTAACAGATGAAGTTAGTGCTAATGTATATGGAGCAAATCTTAATAAAATAAAAAGAATTTCTTCAGTACATAACATACTAGAAATTTTACTTAGAAGTAAGTTAAATAATTCATCTGATAACATTAGTAAATATAGAATAATTTTCAATGGAGAAGTATATAAAATCACAGATGTTAAATCTAAATATATTGATATAGAATATTTAGGTACAGATGGAAAAAAATTCAGTTGGTAAATTAAATCAGATATTAAAAGATAGTATATCACTTGAAAGAATTAATACGATCTTGGATGATGTATCAAAGAAAGTATATGATGATATTTTATCTCTAGCTCCTGAAGACACGGGAGAATATAAATTATCAATTAAAATTTCAGATATAGAACATCAAGTAAGTGAACATTCAGTCAAAATATATACTGATTTAAATTCTGGTTGGAAGAATGTACCATTAGGTTGTCTTATAGAATGGGGAACTGGTATAGTCGGTAAAGAAACTAATAAATTCGATCACGGCTATTCTTATAGAACTACTCCTTGGGTATATTTTAATGAAAGATATAATCGATGGGTATTCACTAGAGGTAATAAAGCTAGACCACATTTCTTTCCTGGTTTATATCTAAATGAAGATTACTTCAATGAAAAGATCAAGGAGGTAATTACTCATGATTAATGATTTAAGAAAAACACTACAATCTAGACTTAGATCAATAGAAGGTCTTAGTTCAGGTAGACCTAAACCAGATGATGTAGTAGAAGAAGATGAAATCTACTATGGTTATGAATTAACATATAGAGTTAATTCTACAGATTTAGGTTATCAATACAATGACTATTCTATAGTTCTAACTGGTAGATTAGTTAGTAAAAATAAAACAATTTCTGTGATGGATGGAATAGCTCAAGAAATAGCAAGAGTTCTTCATGATCTTAGAATTAAATATACAATTCAAGATGTCACAGAATATGATAACATTAATAAATTAATTATTAATGGTACAACTTCAATGGATGAAGTTAATTACAATTTAAGATAAGGAGGAATTAATTAATGGATCCAGATGCAAAAGTCCAAGTAGGGACAATGGGAACTAAACTTGAATTCTCAACTAATAATGGTACATCTTGGAAAAGAGTTTATGCTCTAGCAAGTACACCTGATTTTGGAGGAGAACCTAACAAGATTGATACAACTACTTTAGATAATACAGTTAGTGAAACATCAATCAATGGTTTACAACCTGCAACAGAATTAAGTTATGAATTCAATGTTCAATCATTAGTTCAATATGGAAATGAAGCTAATATTAAATTAATCAAAGATTTAGCTGATGGAAAAACTCAAGCTAAATGGAGATTAACAAAAGCTTCAGGAATTACATTTGAATACTCAGCAGTACCTTCTATAAGTTATTCTGCTGATGAAAGTGGAGGTCTTGAAAAATTTGTAATGTATCATGATTTAAAATCTGACATTACAGTTACAATTCCTACAATCACATCTAACTAAGAGAGGGTAATGAGTACCTTCTCTTATGTTTTATGATTTACGTAAATTATAAACGTAATTTAATATAGTTAAATTAGAAAGAGGAAAATAATATGAATAATGAATTAATTAAAATTATTGAAATTGAAAATGAAGAAAGAGAGTTTCATTTCAAATTCAAATCTAAAAAATGTATAGATCTAGAAAAAGCTACAGGAAAGAAGTTTATAGATCTATTACAAGACATATCTCTTGGAAATGTATGTATGTTATTAAAGGCAGCAGTAGTTTCACCTACTGACTTTGATGTCAATGATCTACTAGATGCTTTAATGGAAGAATTATCTTTAGAAAAAGTAATGTTAGATGTTATTTATGAAACTGCAGTTATATCTGGAATTATTTCTAAAGAACAAAAACAAAAGATAGATGATTACTTTAATGAAAAGAATGAAGTAAAGAAAATTGATGAAGAAAAAAAATAGATCTCTTTGATACTGTCCATACATTATATATAGAACTTACAAAGTTAGGTTATCACTTAGAAGAATTATATATGATGAGTATTAAAGAACTTCTTTTCTCATTGAAATATTCAAGAGAAGGAAAAGCTTATGATTATTGGAAATTAGGTGTAGCTGCTGGTCTTGGTTTCAATCCTAGAAGTTATCCTAAAGATCCTAAAACAATGTCTCCTGAATTATTTGAAAAAAAGAAATCAGTGAGAATGCCTAAATGGCTAGAAGAAGATTATGGAAAAAGAATTAATAGTATGTATAAGAAGGGAGGTTAAAATAAATGCAAAATGAATTAAGTGTTTCATTAAATCTTGATACCAGAAATTATGAAAAAGATATACAAGAAGCTTTGGTTATATTTAATGGATTTCAAAAAGCATTATCTAATCCTAAATTGAAATTTACAGATTTTCAAATAAGTGAATTATCTAAAATATTTGATAGATTTGAAGATCTTGCTTTAAGTAAAATTAAACAAGTTAATGACCAATTAAATAAGTTAACAGAACAAAAAAGATCTATTCAAATAGAGATGGAACAAAAAGGTATTAATGAAACATATCAAAAAATATTGGATCAAGTAGCAGCAAGAAAAGCTCAATTAGAAGCAGAAGGAAGAACGGGGGGAGCTTCTTATAAATTAGCAGATGAACAAGTTAAAGCTTATTATGAAAAGAATGTTAAACCATTTGAAAATCAGATAGCTGCTATAGATGAAAAGATAGCTAAGTTTCAAAGTGATTATGGTGATTTAATACAATATCTAAGAAATAACCCATTAGAAGTAGATTATTACAATCCTGAATTTTCTAAATTTAATGTAGAAATAGATAATGTAAAAAATGGTTTCACTAAAACAGGTCAAGAAGTTAAGAAAGCTAAAAAAGAAGTTGATTTATTTGCAGCACTTAAAGGAAAGCTTTCAATCTTTGGAAGAATATTTTCTCAGATCAAGAATACTATTGCAAATGCACTTAACCCATTAAATAATTTCAAAAAGATGTGGTCTGAAATAATAATGAGTGATACATCTAGATTTGGTGCTACATTTAGAAATATTGGAAACAATATAATGGAATATCTTACTCCCGTATTTGAAACACTATCAAATGTAATATTAAGATGTATAGCTTATTTCAATCAATTCTTAAAAAGTATATCTAATGGACAAATAGATTTATTTAAATTATCTGCTAAATCAGCTAAAGAGATGCAAGGATCAGTTTCTAAAACTAAACAAATGTTAGCTGGCTTCGATGAAATCAATGACATTGGATCTAAAGACGGAGGAGGAGCTGGTGGTTCTGGAAAAGAATTTGTAACTCCATTTAGTGAAGAAGAAGTAATGAAAAATTCAGAAGGTGCATGGGACAAAATAACAGATGCTGTTGGTAATGCTAGAAAAGGTTTACAAGATTATCAAGATGATATTGCTAAAGTAATGTCTTTAGATTTCACAGCATATTATGATAAATGGGATCTATTTGTTAGAGGAATTGGTACTTTATGGCAAGGACTTGTAGATATAGTTGCTGGAGTATGGGACACTATAGAAGGACTTATAGGAATATTCATAGACATCATCAAAGGTGACTGGGATAACCTAGGTAAACATTTCCAACAATTCTGTACTGGTCTATGGGAAATAGTTAAAGGTGCATTTGAAATAATGTTAGCAGGAGTAGAAACATTAATTGGAGCTATAAAAGCTATATTACAATATGTTTGGGACTGGATCAAAGAATATGTAGTAGACCCTATATGGAATGGAATAGTTAAGATCTTCACAGAGATAGGAGAAGAAGCTGCTAACAACTGGAATAATCTAAAAGAAGGTTTCAGTAATCTAGTAAACGGAATAAAAAATGGAGCTGCTGATCTATGGAAGAAACTTACAGAAGGTTTCAATAAAATGATAAATGTTATAAAAACAGGAGTGACTAATCTATGGAACTTCATTAAAAGTATACCAAGTAAAATCTGGACAGGAGTTAAAACTATAGTGAATTATATTATAGATGGAGTTAATAAATTAATTCAAGGTATGAACAAAATTCAATGGGATGTTCCTGACTGGGTACCGTTTATAGGTAGTCAAAAATGGGGAATAAATATTCCTGAAATACCAAGATTAGAAGTTGGTACTAATTATGTTCCTCAAGATACTTTAGCTATAATCCATGAAGGAGAAGCTGTAGTACCTAAAGAATTTAATTCTCAAGAATTCTTTGGAACTGGAAATGATGAAGTAGTTAATAAATTAGATGAATTAATACAAGCATTAGAAAATAAAAATATGACAGTTAACATTTCTAAACAAACAATTGGTCAAGCAAGTGTTGACTATCAAAGATATGAAAATAGAAGACTTGGAAGGAGGTTAGTATAAGATGTTATTACAATACAAAACATCATCATCGGGAAGTTATAGTGATTTCCCTACTCCTTCTACTTATGGTATAGAAATAGAAGATCTTGATGCTAATTCATATAGAAGTATAACAACAGGAAATTTACATGACAATGTTATAAGTAAATCATGGAGTAAAATAAAATTAAGTTATAATTACTTAACTGCAACACAAATTAAAGATATTATGACAATTTTAAATTACAATCCAATTTATATAAAAGCAAAAGATCCAGCACTAGGAACAGACTGGATAGAGATGGAAATGAGATGTTCTAAGAAATCATGTGAAATGATTGAAGCACAACTAGGTTATAAAGCAAGTTTTAATCTAGTACAAAAGAAGAAAGTGAGTGGTCAATAATGTTAAAGATATTCTTTGATAATACATTAATTGATGATGATTATTATACAGATCTATCTACTAAATATACTTTATTTGATAAATCATTCTATCTTGGAAGTACATCAGCAAATTCATTCTCTATCACTCTAATTGAAAGTGCAATTTCTAATGATCCAGAAGTAGTAAGAATATATGATGGTCTAGATTTAATAGCAACATTACAAGTTGATAATAAAGAAGAAAATGATGATGGAACTATCACATATACATTAATAGATGCAATGGTTAATTTAGATGGTTTCAAATATAATGCACAACCTCTAATAGAAGAAGTTGGTACTCCTACTGCAATGCAAGTATTAGAAGATATTTGTGAACAAGCAGGAATTACTCTTGCAACACAAAGTTTTATAAATGATGATATAGTAATTACTTGGTATGACAACAGAATTACAGCTAGAGAATATGTTTCATATATAGCTGAAATTGCGGGAGGTTATGCTAGAATTAATTCAAATGGTGAATTAGAAATAGTTCCATTTACTAATACATCAAGTGAAACAATTGAAATTACAGATACTTCTGGTTATAAGATCGGAGAACATTATAAGATAACAAGAGTAGTATATGATAATGAAGCAGGAATTCACTTTGAAAAAGGTGATGAAACAGGAAACACATTATACTTAAATCAAAATAATGTTTATATCACTACACAAGAAATAGTAGACAATATTTATAATTCAATTAAAGATTTTGAATTTTATAATATAACTATTGATAATTGTGAAATTGATATAAGTAATCAAGTAGGATCTATAATAACATTTACTAATGGAAATGAAACTTATCCAACTATTCTTGGAAGAGACTTAACATATAATGGTACATGGCTTGGAGGTTATAATCTACAATTAGATACTGAAAAACAATCAGAAACTAATATATCGGGTTCTTCTGATTTCTATAAAAATGTAGAAGCAAGACTTAATCGTGATGAAAATACGATTGAATTCTTAGCTGAACAAATCCAAGAAGTTAGTAATGAGATAACAGGAGGAAACTTATTAAATTATACTGATGCAGCAAAAGGTTTAATATATCAATTAATTATCTCAGGAAATGGATCTCTACCTATAGTTAGACCTGAGAATGATCCATTAGAACCTATAACTAATAAGTTTAAAGTTAGATCAAAATATTACATTAAAGTAATTAAAAACAATGAGATAGTACAACAACTTGATCTACCATTTGATACATTAAGATATAAAACATCTACTATTAAAGATACATTTGAAATAAAGAATGATATTGGTACTTATACAAAAAGAGTTGGAGTAGACTACAATGGTGAATACTATGAACTAGCAACTCCAATAGTAATTACTTATGAAAACATGGGAATAGAAAGTCCAGGAGGAGATTTTAGTTTACAATTTGTAGCCGATCAAAGACTTTCATTATATTCCAAGTATTTACTTCAAAATGATTACACAGATGTATTTGCTACTAAAGTAGAATTAAAAGCTGGAATGCAAACAACATCAGATGAAGTTAAATTATATGTAGACGGTGAAATTGATGATGTAGAAGATGATGTTAGAGAAGTACAAGGAGAGTTATCATTGAAACTTGGTAAATCTGAATATGGTACTTTAATATCAATGTTAAACGCTGCAGCAGATGAAATAACATTAGCTGGAGGATCTAAAATCAATCTAACTACTCCAGGTAAATTATTAATTTCAGCAGGAAACTTCCAATTAGATGATACTGGTAAAATGACATGTGATACTGCAGTAGTTAGAAATGCTACTATAACAGGAGCAGTATTAAGAGGAGAAGGTTATACTTCAACTGACCCTATTCTTAAAATTGGAGACTCAGAAGATCCTGTTCATCCTATGGAAACTTTGATCTATGATAATTCTATTGGAGTTATTGATTTATCAATGGAAACTCTTCCTAGTATATTTACTCAAGCTAGTGAGGGTAATGCTAGATTAGAAGGAGGACATATAAGATGTACAGGAGATATTACTTCTGATATAGGTAGTCTTAATTTAGACTGGGGTAATGTGTATGCTAAAAAGGGTTATGTGTATGCTTTAAACGTACAATCAGATAAGAGAAAGAAAAAGAATATTAAGAAATCTAAAATTGATGCTCTTAATGATCTTAAGAAAATTGAAACAAAAGAATTTGACTGGAAAGAAAGAGACGGACATGTTTCAATTGGTTTCATAGCTCAACAATTAGAGGAAGTTAATAAAGATTATGTATTGAAAGATAAAGATGACAATTATTACGTAAACGAACTTCCATTAATTGCTACATTAGTTAAAGCAATACAAGAACAACAAGAAGAGATAGAAAAATTAAAAGATAAGCTAAAGGAGGTAGATAAATAATGGCTTATGTAAAAACAACATGGGTAGATGATGAAACAATAGTCACTGCTGATAATATGAACCATATAGAAGATGGTATTAAAAATCTTGAAAGTATTTCATTACTAGCTGTTTCAGACACTGCTCCTAGTGAATGTGTTGAAGGAGATCTTTATTACAATACTACTACTAAAAAGATCTATCAAGCAATAGACACAAACACATGGGACAGTGAAGGTACTGATCCATTGGATAAAATATTATACATAGTATTTTCTACTAAGACAACTTATTCACTAGATGAGAATGGTGATCTAATAAGTGTCGGAGGAGGAGGTGCTGAAATAGCAGTAAGCACTACAGAACCAGAAGAAGATGAGAAATTATGGTTCAACCCTAATGACACACCTAGTGGTAGTTTAAACCCTATAACAAATGAATATAGTGTAGCAACTGATAAAGGGTATAGTTGTAATTATGTAAATAATAATTATGGTGAAGTAATATGGAATAATCTTATAGGAGTAGGATTAACACCACAAACTACTAATTTTGATTTAAGTGCATATAAAACATTTAAAATATATTATTATATGGACAATCACTTATTAGATATGAAAACTACAAATATGAGTATAGGTCAAAGTATAACTATAAGTGAAAGTGATGGGAACTTAACTAGAAATATATCTATAACTACAAGTAAACTAACAATAGAAGAAGGAAAGTATCAAGGTGGTACTAATAATAATGCTATTGTAATATCACACATAGTAGGTTATAAATAGGAGGTAAACAATGAAGTATAAATATAATGGTGAATGGGTAGATGTAAACATTAAAGCATTAGATAGTATGGTAATAGGTTCTATTATTCA